CGTATATGAACATTTTAGTACAACGTACTTTAATTCACAGCCAGTGATTATCACATCGTGATTATTCTCAACGAGAATTGTATTGTTGATTCAACGAATCTTTTGTGTTTACTATGGCAACTCAACGAGTTTTTGATAGTGATGTGGTTATGCAAGATCCTCCCTTTTCACCAAGGAAGGCCGCACGTGAAGTGCGTTTTGCTTCAGATATGTCTGATCTTGTTACTCGCTTTGAGTCATTCTACATTGTAGATTGGCCCAAGGTTGATTGGCAACCTCGTGTCTGGAGCAATTATGATGATTGTTCTATCCCAAAGCATGTGTATTACTGGACCCATCAGAGAGAGAAACCTCTTTTCTTGAGGGGTCGAGTGGTTACACAGAATGTTTTGGATAGAATTTTCATGCGTGATTGTGGGAAAGTTTTTCGCCGACAGTTATCTGGTCCAAAGGCCCATGTTTTTGGATCACTTGATTTGTTGGCGTTTGGTTTTGTCACAGGACTGATCACTGGAGGATACGTTATGAATAAGCTCACCGAGAAAGGAGTTATGGGCTTTTTGCATGCGTGTCTTGCGATGATTGGTCGTTCTTTGAGTAAGCGGGTTGATGACTTCTATGAGAAATTAGAAGTCACAACTGAGAAAGTTCTCGACTCTTTTAAGCATATACTTAAAATTGTTGAGGTTGCTTCGCTTGCTTTTTGTTTTTCAAATCTTGCACCTTTGTGTGAAACTACTTTACAGTGGGCTTCACTCTTGGGGCTTGTTTTGATACCCGCATATGGACAGACACTGGCGACTAAATTTATGGCTATTTTCCAGAAGGGAGCCCGATGCAATAGTGACGCAGGCGGTGATAAGGTTGAACCCTTTGTCACCGTTTTGTTTACTTTGCTTTCGACACTCTTTACTGGATCGGTTAGTTCTTCTTTAGTTACCAATTTCTTTCGTATGGCTGACTTAACCGGGTGTAAAGACCTGTTTAAGAAGGGTAGTAAGTCTGCAATTACAAAATTGACAGAGCTTATTATTGGTTTTCTGCGATACCTTGCCGCTTACCGGTCAAATGGTACGATTGACAAGATATTGCAGAGATTTGATCTTGCTGAACAAGCAAGAACCACTATTAAGGATGTGCCCAATCTTTTGATACGACTTGATGAAGTTTATGCCACGTGCAACCAGATGGCTGCACGTCCAGAACTTTATGAAAAGTTGAGTGAGTATCAAGATTTTCTTGCACATTGTAATGGTGTTCTTCGGATTTTGGCAAGTGTTCCAGAATATCCGCATATTAACCGTGTTTACTTTTCGCAGAGATATTTAAAGGCTTATGAAGCTGTCGTTACGGCAGTCCACAAGCGTAATACTTTATCTCGTGTTGAGCCAACTGTGTTGTATATTGCGGGTCCCCCTGGAATTTGCAAAACGTCTATAGCGGAGGAAATTGCTAAGCGGGTCGCAAAGAATTTGTGGCCCAAAGAGTTTGAGGAAGGTTCATATAAGTATGATCGTAATAGTTTGCTCAAGCATTGGGATAACTATACGAATCAACCTATATGTAAATGTGAAGAAGCTTTTAATAATCCGAATCGCAAACAAGATAAAGTTTGTGAGGAGGACACTACATGGCTTGGTCTTATTTCACCTTCTGTTTTTCCTTTGTCTATGGCGTCAATACCTGAG